AGGTCGGTGCCTACCCCCTGGTCGAAGTCGGCAAACGCCTTCACCTTCCAGTGCTCACCGGCCAGCCATGCGTTCACCCGGCCTTCGATGTTGCTGAAGTCGCCGCCGATCAGCCGCTTGCCGGTGTCGGCGATGATCGTGGAGCGAAGCGCCTTCGAGAGCGTATCGAGCGGGTTCTCGAAGAACAGCCGGGCGCGCTCGAAAATCTCGTTGGGGCCGTGGTTGGTCGAGAGCATGTTGTGCAGGAGCTGCACGTCGCGTTGCGCTTCGTCGCTGACGCGCGGGAAATTCTGCGGCTGGATCAGTTGCCCTGTCCAGCGGCCGGTGCTGGCGCCGTGGTAGCGCAACGTGCCCCGAACCCGATCGTCCTTGCAAACAGCGGCGAGCATCGCCTTGTACTTCGCAACCGACGACTTGGCCGACGCCCGACGCAGCTCGATCACTTCGAGCGCGGTCTCGTCGCTGTACACTTCGGCGGTAACAACCACGTCGTCGATCACGCCCTTGCCGAGCGAAGCGCAGGGAATGCCCCGCTCCTTGAGCCAGTCGACGATCCGCGCGACCTGAGTGGTGCGCGTCACCGCGCCGCCCGTCAGCCGCTTCATCTCCTTGTCGGCGTGGGCCGTCACCTTCTCGGCCAGCGCCAGCGCCCGCTCGGCGAACCGAACGTCGAGCTTGATCCCGCGGGCATTGATTGTCTGGTCGAGCAACCAGGTGCGGCGCTGGAGGGGTGTCAGCTTCGGCACCACGCCGTCGATCGCGCACTCGGCCTCAACGTCGGTAGCGCAATACTGAGACAGCCGCTCGCGCATCGCTTCGTCGTCGCGATAGGTGCCATCGGGCTTCGGCTTGCACATGCGGAGCATCAGCCGCCGGCCCTCGTCGTCCTTCCGGATCGGCGTTCCGATGGCCTTGGCGGCCTTCTCCAGCGTCTGAGGAAGCGAGAGCGCGGCGCACCGGGCCATCGTGCAGTCGGTTTGCTCGATCGGCAGCGGCATGATCCACTTGCTGAATCCGGCGCGGTCGAAAGCGATATTGTGGCCGGTGACGATCCCGCCTCTGCGAATATGATCGACCAGCGGCGTGATGTCGTTTTCGTCACCAGTCTTGTCGCCGATGCGCCAGCGCACCACCAGAACCTCGGTGCTGTCGTCCTCGAAGTAGCGGTAGAGCCCCGCCGTCTTGAGGTCGACACGCGACCGGGTTTCGATGTCGAGGTGGGCGGATTCAGGCATGTGACCTTTTGCACTTCGGACAGAAGTACTCGTTGGATCGGGTGATTTCGTTGAACCGGCGAAACCACCCGAGTTCGGTGAGAGTGCCCCCGGCCTTTGCAATGCGGAGGCTATCGGTCTCCGCATTGCATTGGTCGCAGGTTATGACGATCCGGCGAACGCGAGGCGCTTCCGGCTCGTATTCGAGCACCATTGGCATGACGGATCAGCCGCCGAACAGCGCGTCGGCGTCGACATCTCCGGCGTCGAGCTTGACGTTGGCGAACGCGGTCGAGATGTCCTCGCTGCCACCGCCCAAGCTGATGTCGTCGGCAACGATCATCACCGACTGGAGCCCGAACGATACGCCCTTGTTCACGTCCACGTCGTACCAGAAGGGGCGCACCGTGCAGATGGCCCACACACCGGGGTAGACCTTGCTCTCGTCAGTGATAATCTGCTGGCGAATGTCGACGCAGACCGGCTTGTTCTGCTTCGAGGTGGCGATGATGTACCGGCCGCCCTCGGTGTAGCCGTCGTACTTGAGCATGTCGTCCTGCTCCAGAAACGGCAGCTTGACCTTCACCTTCTTGCGCGGATCGGTGGACAGTGCGTCGGGGCACTTGTCCTTCAGCACAGCGACCACCGCCTGCTCCAGTGGCTTGAGGTCGGCACAGGTGGGGAACAGAAGGTTGGCGCCGTAGCTCGGCTGAATTCCCGCCTTCTTCGGCTTCGACATCTGGAAGATGTTGGGGAAGCTCAGCCGCACCGGACAGGTCCGGTAGTTGCCGTTGTCGAGAAGCACGATCGGGTTGTCACGAACGGCGCGCTCGATCCAGTCGTTCGACATACGAGTATCAGCCATCAGTAGCTCAGTCATTTTCACTCTGCTCCTTCAAGTACGCCGAGTTGCACGGAACCGAATTCCGCGGCGACGGGCTCGACGGCGGGCCTTCTGTCGCTCTCCGGGGCCGTGGTGAGCCCGCTGGATTCCTTGATCGTGAAATTGGTGGTGAGAGCCCGCTCAGCGTCGGCGTAGTTCGCCCTGCCGGCGTAGTCCTTGAGCAGCTTCTTCGCGTCGCTGATCGTGACCAGCTTGGGCGGGCAGCTCTCCTCGCGGGGAACGCCGTACATCAGCTCAAGCCACTCCGCGACCTGGCTATCCGCAGCCACCCACTTGCGGCGCGAAACCTTCTCGACAACCTTCCAACCCGGCACCTTCCCTCCGCCGAGCAGGTAGTCGTCTAGCGCGGTGCGAAGATCATTGATCCAGGCCCCGAGCTGCTCGTAAGCGGCAATGACGCGGGCCATATGCTCGTAGTCGGGCGGCGCGATTACCGGAATTTGGTCGGCGAGCTCGGGAAGCGAAATGCCGCTGAACCCTGACTCCTCGACCATCTTCTGTTCGCGAGCGTGGCAGATGGTTGACGCGGGGCAGAACCGGCAATGCTCGCCGGGCACCAGCGGAGCGTTCTCCTGCTTGGTCGCCTCGATCAGAAGATTAAGCTCATAAGGGTACTCGATGATGTCGACGAGTGGCATCGACCACCGCTTGACCCCTTCCTCATCCCCGGCGTTGAAGGCTCGGGGCTGAACTATCACCAGTTCGACTTCCTTGGGTTGCCATTCAGGATGCGATTGCAGCGCCCCGATGGCATAGAACTTGAGCTGGTGGTTGTTGTCGGGAGTGACGACCACGCCCGCGCCGTGCTTGTAGTCGAAGATCGTCAGCTTGCGGTTCGTCGGCGAGTAGATCAGCGCGTCATTGGTGCCGAACGCTTCTCCTTCAGCCGCTTCGACATCGAGGACGAACCGCTGCTCCACCGCGAACTCGACATCATCGCCGGCCGCTTCGTGCTCGGTCCATACCGCATCGAGGTAGACGTTAACTGCCGCGATCATCTCACGGTCGACCACCTTCTCGCTGTCAATGTGGTCGAGCCGGATCGCCTTGCCTTCCATATGGTCGGCAGTGACGTGGCCGCCAAGCAGGCACTCCTCCGCGAGCTTGTGGGCGAAAGTTCCGCCCTCGGCATACACAGAGTTCTTTTGTGGCGGCGCCTTGTCGATCAGAGCGACGGAGCCGGGGCAGGCGGCGTAGCGGTAGACCTGGCTCCCGCCGTAGGGTGAGTGCTGCTTGGTCATGGCCGTTACGCCGCGAGGTTCTGAAGCTCTGCGAGCGCGTCGGGGTACTTCTCCTCGGGGAGAGGCCCGAAGGCGCGGACGCCGAACTTGTTGAGCAGCATCTCCTGAATTTCGCGGCCCTTTCCCGCCTGCATGATCGGCTCGGCAGCGGCGCGAAGGTCGTCGAGCGTGACCTTCTCGTCAGAAGGGGAGGAACTGCCCGCAGATGAAGTCGAGGAATCCGGGGACTCTCCCGGTTTCGTAGAAGTTTCCGGCTGTGACTTGCGAGTACGCTGGCGCGTCGACTTTGGGGCGGGGGCTTCTTCCTGCGCGGCCTCCTTCTCAGGCTCCGCATCAGCCTCAACGTTGACCTGATCCCTGCCAAAGTTGGCCGGATAGGTCGCAGCCTTGGCAGCGAAAATGTGGGCGATTTCATCGAGCGAATTCGCTCGAATCGTAAGCTCAATGTTCATCGTCTTTTTGCCTCCTTGGGGTGGAGCGACTCACCTTACCGCGCGAATCACTATGCCCTTTAGTACGCCTGTTATACCTGTTTGCAAGCACATTATTTTCTCTAGATGTCGCTGCCCTGGACGGCGACGATTTGCTGAGTTTTCCGCGCCACAGCGGCGGCAATTTCGGCGTCGATCGACTTGGCAAGCGAGATGAAACGGACGTGAACCTTGCGCCCCTGCCCGATGCGGTGGACACGCTTCAGCGCCTGTGCGTTGACGGCCGGCGTCCAGTCGCTTTCGAGCATTACGAGCTGCGACGCCGCGGTAAGGGTGATCCCCGTTCCCGCCGCCACCAGGTTGCCGATGAACACACGGCACTCCGGGTCTTCCTGAAAGCGCTTCACGTACTCGGTGCGCTTCGGCTGCGGCGTGTCGCCGTCGACAATGACGTGGCCGGTCTCGCCTAGAGCTTTCGAGAGTATCTGGATCGGCGCTTTGTGAGCGCAGAACACCACTACCTTGTCGAGCCCACCGCCTAGCTCCTCGGCGAGCTGGCGAGCAAAGACCGGAGCCTTGGCCTCCCCGACCAGCCGCCGAAGCGTGGCGATGTGGCCGGCGTCGAGGAAGGACAGTCCGCCCTTGTTGACGGCTTCGCGCACCGCGCCGTCGAGCCCGTCGTGCTCGGCCAGCAATGCTCGAACTTCGCTGGTGTCGCCGTCGACCTCCTGCGTGGTTATCCAAAGCTCGGGGAGCTGGAGCCCCACGTCCTTTAGCGTCCGCCGCAGGCTGTACTTCTGGATGATCGAGCGTAGCTCGGCGATGCACTCGGGCCTCGGCTTGTAGCTCGACGCGAAGGCTCCGGGGATTTCAATGAAAAAGCGGGCGACGAACTGGCGGTAGGTGAGCAGCGTTCCCTGCACGAACCGCAACCACGTCCAGATATCGAGCGGGGTATTGCTCATAGGGGTGCCAGTCAACAACCAGGCATAGGCCCCCCACTTGCCGTACCCGAACTTGCCGTCACACTGGTGGCCGAACGCGGCTCGGGTGCGCCGAGCGACATTGCTCTTTAAGTAATGCGACTCATCCCACAGAGTGAATTCCCGAAAATCCTTCTCGAGTTCGCGGCGCCACTTGGTCGCCATTTCGTAGCTCGTAATCAGAATATCGCTTCGGTGACGAAGCCATAGGTTCAAATCATCGCTGCTACGGCCTCTCAGGAGCCGCCTGGGCGCCTTCGAGAACTTCCGGGTCTCATTTACCCATACGTCGCAGACAGACGCTGGAGCGACGATCAGGCCGCGTTCCAGGCCCAATCGGTCGAGCGCCTTGATCGCCTGGCAGGTCTTCCCGAGACCCGGCTCATCGAACAGTCCGGCCCTCGGCATGTCGGCGAGGAACGCCGCGCCGTCGTCCTGGTAGGGAAGGTCAAGAAAGGCGGGTTCCGTCACAAAGCGTTGCGCTCCACCAGCACATCGCTGATTTCCTGCATGGCGAATTGTCTCGCCAGCTCATCTTCTAGTGTCTCTGCCGACGTGCTGCCCCGCAACAGAGCGTAGCGGCGCTTCAGTTCGTCCGTATTGAGCTGGCGGTAGTGGGCCTTGTCCCTAAACATCTATGCGTCTCCTCTCGCGACCAGCTTTTTGCCTTCGCAGAATTTCGACTGGCAGGCCGCAACCTGCGCGCGGTTGACCTTGAACTGGCACTGGTCGCACCAGAAGCGTTGAGCGCGGGGGTCGGTGTTGAGACCAAGGCGGTGAGCTTGAGTACGGATTGCTGTTGCCGCCCGGCCGGGGAGCAATGGAAGGCAGGCAACGGCGCCGCCTTCGGGGTAGCGAAGCCGGAGGATTTCATTCTCTTCGGGCCGCCAGCCGTTCTTGCGGGGCGGCTTTGCCGGAGCTGTCGCGACTTTGCCGGCGAGGGCCTCAAGGGCGTCTACGCGCCTGGTCGCTTCCGCGATCGCTTCGCGGCTACCCCGGATATGCTCGCGCAACAAAGATTCGAGCGCGTTCACTCGCCGTCTTCCCGTGCGAGAAGGCAGTCAGCGAGAAGCGAGGAAAAGACGGTCGCGCGCTTCACGGTCGGCCCAATGCTTCTATAGCGGCTCGGGCATCAACCATGTCGGCTTGTCCTCTTGAGTGCCCGTTTAGCTATAGTCGCCGCTGATGGACAGGTTGGGCACTCGTTTCTTGGAGCGAACTCAAACTTGCAACCAGCTTTATGTTTATCTTCCGCGATCTCTCTCAGCGCTTCTAGTAGCTCTGATTGCGAGGATTCGATGCGGGTGTTCCATGTGGTGATGGCTTCGTCTTTTGTCTGCTTGATCGGAGTCCGCGCCCCGCAGTCAATGCAGTGGACGATGTGGGTGCCGTGATTGATCCAAGTCATGTAGTGCGGCTTGCCTCCATTGCACCACGGAGACGGACACGGCTTGAGCGAAACCAGATCGTCTTTATCCATTGGATTGGTCCTCATTGCACGATCCTCGGAGCACGAACCACAATCGCCAGCGCGTCAGCGTTCGACAAGTTGCCGGGATTGACGCATTCTTCGTGCATTCGACTAAGCGGGATATTCTGAAGGCCGCACTTAAT